GCCAGGCGTCGGCGTGGTGCAGCGACATGGCGCAGCCGGTGTGCCAGGCCACGCCGATCAGGGCGGTCGCCGCCGAGCAGAACGCGCCGTCTTCGCCGCCCCAGCCGCAGAACCGCTCGTCTTGGCCCCCAGCGGCCCACCAGGCGGCCGGGGTGAGCACGAGCACCGAGGAGTCGTGGGCGTTGCCGTCGAGCCAGATGGGTCGCCCGGCGTACACCTCGGCCGTTTCGTCGACGGTGAGGTACTTCATGCGGTCGAGGCCGAAGTGCAACCGGCCGTCGGGGGCAGCGTCGATCGCGGCGCGCAGGGCGGCCGGGTCGGGGACGGTGTCGGCGTCGTTGACGACGACGACGTCGGCGCCGTTGTCCTCGGCGAGGCGCACGCACAGGTTGCGTGACGCCGCCCGGCTGAACGGGTCGTGACCCGAGTCGGCAGCGACGAGCGGGGCGTCGGGGAGCTGCTGGCGGTACCAGGCGACGACGTAGTCGTAGGCGACCTTGCGCTCGGGGGTCTCGCGCCACGGGATCGTGACGACCACGGTCACAGCGCCTCGAGGGCGTCGCAGAACCGGTCGCGGCTGTCGTCGGCGACGAGCTCGGCGAGTCGCTTGGTCATGAGCTCGGACTGCTCGAGGTACGTGGCCGGGTCGTCGAAGGCGAGGATCAGGTTGCACCACGCGTCGATGTCATCGCGGTCGGCGAACAGGCCGGCGTCGCCGAGCGACTCGCGCAGCCCGCCGGTCGGGTGAGCGATCACCGGGATGCCCGAGCACATCGCCTCGACGGCGACCATCCCCCACGTCTCGAACTCGGACGGCATCAACAGGATGCGGGTGCGCTCGTACACCTGGCGCATGTCGCTCGTCGACGGGATCGTGTCGAAGTTGGGAGCTCGAGCGACGACCTGCTCGCCGTAGCCGCCGCGGACGCCGAGGAAGCGGTGCCCGGTCAGGACGTCGGCGACCTTCCACGCCGTGATGACGCCTTTCATCTCGCAGCAGTTGATCAGCGTGACGGCGTCGCCGCGGGTGGTGCGGTAGTCATCGACGTTGATGGGCGGGTGACACACGAGCGACGGGCCGGGGTACTCGGACGCCGCCCGCAGCGCCTCGCTGTTGAACACGGCGAGGGCCGGCGTGCCGATCTCGGGGTAGCCGACGCCGTGCACCATCCGCACCGAGGCTGCCTTGACGGCATCGGCGACCTCGCAGCCGAACCCGGAGTCGCCGGCGTGGGAGATGACGACGTCGGCGCCGTCGGTGATCGTGTAGGCGTGGGTGCGGCCCCGAATGCCGGTCTCGACGCGTACCCGGTCGTGGACGTAGGCGGGGACGTTCTCGAGGTAGGCGAACGCCTCGACGTCGTGGCCGCGGTCGTGCAGGGCCCGCAGGAACAGATGCGTGGCGAGGAACGCCCCGACCCGCGAGCCCGGCGGGTAGAGCGGCATCACGGCGACGACACGCATCAGCCGGTCACACGCGACAGCGCCACGGTGAGACCGGCGCGCCATCCCGACATCGGCTGCGTCCACTGGCCGACCTCGCCGTCGACCTCGTACAGCACGCCGTCGACGCGCAGCCGGTCGGTGTGGACGATGTCGGTGTCGATCGGGCCGTACAGCGTCAGGCCGACGATGACGCCGGCGCGGGCCCGGTCGGTGATCTCGAGCGACTGGCGGGGCGCCACGAACACGCCGCCGAGCTCGGTCTCGGTGGTCGTGGAGACAACCGGGTACCCGTCGATGTCGACGCCGCCGGGGGTCGACCGCAGCCGCGTCACGTGGGCCATGGCATCGTCTCGAGAGACTCCTCGGGGTACAGCTCGTCGCCGTAGCAGGCGGTCTCGAGCGGGCCGCGGGTCGTCGACAGGGTGCCGATGCCGCCGATGCGGCGGCCGGCGGCGGCGTCGATCACCAGCTTGTCGTTCGCGGTCAGGAACAGCCGCTGCGCCGCGTCGGCGCCGAACGACCGCGAGAACGGCCCGGCGACCTCTTGCGTCAGGCCGTCGCTGTTGGTGATCGCCCGCTCAGTCATGCCGGCGACGACGCCGGGGATGTCGTCAGGGACACCGGACAGGGCGCCGCTGTCGTCGAGCCAGGTCTGCCCGGCGTAGGCCCGCACGATCGCCGAGGAGCGCGACAGCAGCGACTCGGCCCGGCTGATGTCGGGCCCGGCGATCTCGACGCCCATGAGCAGCTCGAGGTCGCGGATCGTGGCGAGCGCCGGTCGCGGCATCAGGTCACCTCCTCGGACGGTTGTGCCGGGGCCCGGACCCACGGGCGAAGGTCGGGCCCCGGCACAACATCAGGACGAGAACACGCCGAGGGTGAGGCGCACCGCGCGCACCAACCGCTCAGCGTCAGTACCGTCGACCGACGGCACGAACTGCCCGAGGGCGTCGTACGTGCCGCGATCCTTGACCACACCGACGCCCATGAAGGTATCGGTCAGCAGCCGGTCAGCGGGGCCGGCGGCATCGGTCGGGGCGTAGTCCCGCAGCACCCGCAGCGACATCCCACGGTACGACGACGTCGCCGCGTCGGCGGCGCCGGCCGGCAGGGCCGGGGCGACGAGCGACAGCGTGAACGCCGACTTGTGAGCGGCCACCGCGGCCTGTGGGTGCAGGCCAGGCACCGACACCGCGGTGAACCCGGCGATGCGGCCCATGACGGCCTCGCGCATCGGCTCCGAGCTCCCCGAGTTGTCGAACTTGGTGAGGCGGTCCGACTTGAGCAACGCACCTTCGACGTCGGTCCCCACTGCGAGGAACCGGCCGTCGTGCGGGACGTTGGCCTTGTTGAGCGCCATGCGGGCGTCGACGATGGCGAGGTACGGGTCGGCGACGTTGATGGCGAACGTCTTCTCGGTCGCCGCGAACGACATGACCTGCGCCAGCGTGTCGTCGACCTTGCGGACGACGGCACCCATCGACGGCGCCGTGACCTGGTCGCCGAAGTTGCTGATGTCGAGCGTCAGCTGCTCGTCGGTCACCCGAATCGCCTTGTACACGTGCGTGTCGAGCTTGACGTCGACCTTCGTCTCGGTCAGGTCGTCGAGGGTGATCGCCGTCGACGAGCGCATCACGCGCGTGCGGGCCGTGGTGTAGGCCGGCACGCGGATGCTGACGGTGTCGTTCAGGGCGCCCTTAAAGTTGCCCACCGGGTCGCGCCACACGAACTGCGACAACACGGTGTCTCGCTCGAGCAGCCCGAGCGCCTGCGCGGCGATCTGCTGGGCCTTGACAAAGCTGTTCGCCACGGTGGACCTCCATGGCGGGGCGCCGTGCGGGTTAGAGCCGTGGGAGACCGGCGGCCAACTTGGCCGGGTCCATCTCGTCGGGCTCTTCATTGGGTTCGGTCCCACCCCGAAGGTTCGGAGCAGGACGACGCGACGGCGGCGGGGAACCGCTCGTCGCCGGGAACGCTTCGATGATCTCGTCGGCATCCGCCTCGAGCTCGTCGCGTGTTGCGCCGACCAACCGTTTCGCCTGTGAGGCGTTGAGACCCTTGGCGATGGCGACCTCGAAACGGTCAGCGCGACCGAGGGCGTCACCGAGCTCGCGGGCGAGGCGTTGGTTGTCGTCGCGGAGCTTGTCGAGCTCCGACTTGCCGACGTCCTCGAGGGCTTTGAGCTTGGCGCGGCTGTCGGCCGCTTCGCGGTTGGCCTTGCGCAGGGCCGCTCGCATCGCTTCGACGTCGTCGCTCGTTGCCGGTTGCGCCGGCGGGGTCTCCGGTTCCGGGTCCGGTTGGGGATCGGTGGTCGGGTCGTCAGCCATCACGGCCTGCCTTTCGTGCCCCGTCACGGGGCGGTGGTGGGTCCCGTCACGGGACCCGCGAATCAGCCTTCGACGAGCCGGCGGAACTCGACCGCCGTGTGGCCGGCGGCGTCTTTGGCTTGCTGCCACAGCTCGGCGTACCGCTCGCTGCCAGGTGGCAGGGCGGCGTCGTCGCGGTAGCGCGGCTCGGCGCCGCACGAGCAGTGGTCGTGGGCGTGGAACTCGACGCTGTCGCGCCCGTACACGGCACCGCGCGAGGCGATCATGGCGCAGAACGCGCACGGCCTCCCCGACGTCACGCGAGCCCAACCGGACGCCTGGCGGTCGGCGGCCGTCGTGGCAGTGACGGTCTCGCGCCCGCCGTTGAGCACGTGACGCATCGCCGATGCCGAGCTCGAGGCGTTCGCCAGCTCGAGGGCCCGCTGCAGCGTCGCGCCGCGCCCGACCGACGCCTTGACGGTGACCGGGCCGGTCACGGTCAGCGACGTCGTGACGGCCTCGACGGGGAGCTCGTCGGCGATCTCGAACGGCACCGGGCGGGCGGTGGCGCCGAGCTCAAGGGCCTTGAACGTCCGCAGGTAGTTGGCGGCCAGGCGGGCCGACATCGTGCGATTGGCGGCGACGATCCGCAGCGCCGTGTTCACCCACCGGGCGGTGGTGGCGTCGAGCGCGGCCGGGTCGAGCAGCACGAACACGGCGCGCATGTCGATCACGGTCTGCGCGCCGAGGCGGGCTTGCGCCAGGCGGTGCACCTCGGTCAGGCGGGCGGCGAGCTCGGTGGCCGCCATCACCCGTGGCCGGTCTGCTCGTAATGGTCGCGAACTGCGTCGTGGATCTCGTCGAGGCTGGTGGGCGTCTCGACGTCGACACACCAGGGACAGCCGATCCAATGGCAGCCGATACGGACCTGTCGACGCAGGACGGTCACCGTGTACGACCCGGCCGGCGAGTCAGCCACGGCGCTCACGCCGCCGGCAGCGCCGGCGGAGCGGCCGGCTGCGAGGTCTGGCCGGCGGTGAGGGCGGCGAGCAGCTGGTCGGTGGCGCCGCCCTCGGCCGCTTTGGCCTTGGCCTCAGCGACGTCCTGCTGTGTGAACCCAGGGATCTTCGGCCACAGCACCTCGGGCGGCACGCCGAGCATCTGCGTCAGCTTCCCGAGGGCGTCGGCGGCCTGCGCCAGCGAGCGAATCGACGTGTCAGCCCACCGCACCTGCGCTTGGAAGTCCGACGCCGCCGCCTCGTCGCCGGCGATGTGGCAGCCGAGGCGGATGAACTGCTCGTGATCCTCGCCGAACTCGTGCTTGCGTTCGTCAGACTTCGCCGTCTGCGACGCCTTCGCCGCCGCCAGCGCCTCCGCCGACATGTTGACCATCTGGCCCATCAGCTCGAACGCCGGCGTCTGCGACACGGCCGCCAGGTCGGCGAGATCGGAGTCGTGCGCCTTGATGAACCCGTCCAGCGGGGTGGCCGGCAGCGAACCGAACCGGGTGTCTTTGTCGGCCGCCACGAGGAAGTCCTCGACGGCCAGGCGCATCTTCGCCTGCAGCGGCGACTCCCCGGTCGTCGTCGCCACCGTCTCGAGGTTCATACCGGCGATCGTGCGGACGATCCACGCCGCGAAGCGTTGCACGACGAGTCGGTCGAACGTCGTTTGGTCGATGCGGCCGAGCAGCGGGATGAACGGCTCGATCTCGCCGGCGATGCGACCCTCGAGGTCGGCCCGGTTGCGGTAGCGCACGACCGGGCACACGCCGACGTCGTGGGCGGCGATGCTGACGGCGCCGGGCTGCGGCTTGGCCGCCAGGTCAGGCGTCCGGAACTCGTAACTCGACGCCGCGTCGAGGACGATGATGCGGAACACGCCCTTGCCGACCCGCGACACCTGCAGCGCCACGACCGGCCACTCGTCGGCCGCCGGATCGTCGTAGAGGGCGACCATGTCGCGCGGTGACACCCCGCGCAGCGACGGCATCGGCGCCCCGGTGAGCGTCGTGCCCGGCAGCGCCACCCCGTAGGCCAGCCCGTACGAGAGGGCGGCGCGGTGCAAGGCGACCTGCTGCCGATCCATCCGGTTCGCCTGCCAAATCTCCCACCCCGTGTTGGGGGCGTCGTCGGGGGCGTCGGGCCGCTTGTACCCCTCGACGTACAGCGTCTGCGCCACCGAGCCGACGATGAGGTCGCCCCACGGTGCCTGCGCCCGGTCGACGAGCTGGCGGTACTCGGTCGTCGCCTGGTACGGGCGGTGCGGCTTGTCGTGCTCCCAGCGGGCCCAATGGTCAATGACGTCGAGCTTGCGGCGCTCGCGCTGCCACACCGGCAACAGGTCGTCGTACACGAGGGCGACGACGTCGTTTGCTGTCATCGCCACGGTCGACCTCCGATCACCACACCATCCCCGACCGTTTCGCCGGCGCGTTCGCCAGCACGATGCGGCGCACCATCCGGGCCCCGACGACGCACACCGCGGCGTCGATCTTGCGGGGCGAGCCGGCCGACTCCTTGCCGATGCCGACGGCGTCGCGGTACTCGCGCCGGCGGGCGTTCGTCACGTGGCGGGCCGTCGCCGGGTGGCCGTCGTGGGTGAACTCGCCGTCTTCGATCTCCTGGCCGACCATCTCGCACGCCTTGGAGAACTCGTACACGTGGCCGCGCATGTCCCACGCAATCGGCTCCGGCGGCCGCCCCGACGGCACCGCCCAGCACCGCTCGTCGAGCTGGGCGCCGTAGCGCATCGGCCATTCGATCTTGGCGAACGACTCCCACTCACGCACGTCGGCGAAGAACGCCGCGACGTCGTAGGTGGCGA